CAAATAGTGCTGCTTCAAACAAAGCGTTACGTAGTTCTCCGCCGCCATTAGATTCATCAAGCTGATCGTGAATAAGCTTTTGCATTTCACGGGCTGCGTCTTTAGCAGGTGTCTTTTCAGGAACTGCTGGGTCTGGTGACGGGCCTTCAACAAATTCTAAGTTAGCTTCTTTAATAGCTTCTTCAAGGAAGTTATTACCTTTAGCAAAAGTAGCTCCGGGCTTAAGAGTCTTTCCGTCTCCTACGTAGCCAACATCAAATGGACTGACTGGCTTTTCTTTCTTTTCTGGTTCTGTTTTTTGTGTGCTTGTTTCTAAACCCGGAGAAGTTGTATTTAAATGGCTGTATTGCGCAACGCCTTCTGTCACTTTGGTTTCTGTTACGCCAATTGGAAAATCACCAGTACCAAACAGCACATCTACCAATTGGCCGTATGCTGCAAGCACTTTTGTCTTTGTTACTTTTACAAAGACTTTTGATTTTTCTGATTCGCGGAACTTGACATTCTTTGGGTATACGCCACGAAAGTTGTGGTACGCCTGAAGCCAACGTCTTTCGTCATACTCTCTGGAACGCTCAGCGCTTGAAAACCGCTCTTCAACAATAGCTACAAAACGATTGCGCACATCTTCTTCAAAATTGAGCTGCATTCCGTCTTCGTTTTCCACAGGAGCAAAGTACAGATAATCAGAGTTGTCTAGTAAACTATTTTCATTGTCTGCCATTTAATACTTTATCCTTTAATAACCGAAAACAGAATCCACAGGAGCGTAGACTGTTTCGCGTTGTAGTTGTCTCATTCGACTCATCGTATCCATAATACGAGGTCTTGACATTATCAGATAACGTAAGGCATCGTATGCGTGATCCGGTGCATTTGTGTTAACGTCTTCTGGGTTGGATTTATCCAGAGGAATACTTTGAAGTTCGCGTATCAGGTTCGGGCATGTATTAAAAATTTGTAATCGTGGCCTACCGCTTTGCTGCAACTTCAAGTATTCGTGGATTTGTATCTTGCCTTGTATTCGGTTTTTGTCTGCTCTTCTTAGTTTGTGTCCAGCTCTTTGAAGAGTTTCCCCGACTGTTGGGCCTATAGTTCCTGTGCGCGACCAACACGCAGTATCAAGAACTCCGGGAACTGACATCGGATCGCCTAACTCCATGTTGGTTAGCATTGCTGCTAAGTCAACACCTGTCAGACCTTTCATGTACAGTTCCCTATAAATAATTAGTGTTCCGTCACTGGGATCTACTGTTCCCCAAACGCAAGCGCTTTCGGAAGCATACCCATAGTCAATCCCTTTTATTTTTTCCCAGTGGAGCGGAATGTCAAATGGCGTAATGACATGATCCAGCGGGTTAAACTCTGTGAAGGCTGCGCCCTCTGCAACATCCCAGTTGCCGTCTAAGAGCTGTTGGCGCTGTGTTGGCGGCAAAGCTTTTAGCATCATTTCGTATCGGCCATCTGTGGCCAAGTACGGATTATCTTGTAGTCTGGCAGGTATAAACTTTCGCGTTAAGCCGTCAGCACCCTTAAAAGGCTCATAGGAAGGCGCAGGATCAATGTAACGCTTCTTTACCCATGTAGCCCCTGTTCCACCCGGATTCGCTGTACAACGCATGTACGGCGTTATTTCGGGGTCTGTGGTTCTTAAGCGCGAAGCCAAGTAATTCCAAGAAAACTCTGTAGGCAAGTGAGTAATCTCATCAAAGCCTATCCAGCTATATGCTTGTCCTTGGTAACGGTATACGTCTGCGTCTCTTTCCAAGAACCCGAACTCAATCTTTGCACCGCTTGGGAAGTTCCAAAGCTTTTCTACTTCTTTGTACTTGCAGCCCGGAAAAGCTTTCGGGTACAACTCACGACTCTTGTCGATCAGTTCTCGCAGCTCTGGCATAGAGCGTCTAAGAATTAGGCCCCTGTGAGCAGCCCTGTGAGCGTGTCTAAGCGGGTCTACGAGCATAGCGTAGGACTTGCCACCACCAGCTGCACCACCGTACAGAACGTCTGTTTCGCTTGCTGCAAGGAAGTCTTCTTGTGGGCCTTCGTTGGCTCTGAAGATGATTTCTTGTTCAGCTTCTTGTGCTAAAGCTTTGGGCAAGCTATTAAGTTCTGGGGCTTCTAAAAGATTTCCGGTACTTGCGGCACCTTTGGCATCTAGTTTTTCTAAAGTCTTTTTAGTATTGCTTATGGACTTCTTGTAGTTCTCTACTTTGGACTGTGCTGCTTTTAGTTTCTTTTGCTTTTCGCGCACAGCTTTCTTTGCTGCCAGCTTTGCTTTAGTCTCAGAATGGTAATTATAACCACGTCCTTTAGATCCTTTTGCTCTACCTGATTTCTTACGCGGGGTTCCGTCTACTTTGAGTATGAACTCTCCGCTTTCGTCTTGGACGTAATTTCCGGGGTTTAGTTCCCAATCGTTCATGTGCGTTTAGCAGCTATTTTCTTTAGGCCCATGTGGGACAGCGGTCTACCTGTAGTGTGTTCTAGCCACATAGCGCCTTCGCGCAAAGACAACACACTGTCTCTGATCATTGGTAGGACTTTGTCTAGTGCTTCTAGTTCTTCGGGCACAGGTGTCAACAACTGCGTATTGTTCACATCTAGCCTGTAACCAAAAGGAATAGTACTACTAGATCTCCTCATAGGAGCCTTCTATTATTGTTTCTTGTTTTGCGGGCAGTATGAATAAACCACCACCTCCGTTGACTGTTATGTCAACTCTGTCTGTCTTGCCTAAGCCTACGCGGTCTAGGATGGTCTGTGCTGCTTGTATACGCATGTTAGCTTGGGGTATTGGTTCTGCACTGTCCATGATGTCTATTAGCTTTAGGGCTGCTTTGGGTGCGCTCTGTGCTAGTATGTTTGCAGCTAGGTCTAGTATCTCAGTTTTTAGGGCCTTTACTACTGCTGGGTAACTAGAATCGCTGTAGCCTGCTAAGGATGCTGCTTTACGTACATCGCCATGACATTCCATGAGATGATGTAAGAAAGATTCTTGCTTGGTTGTTAGTTCTTTAGCGGCCATTACTTATTCTTTTTGATTATATATATTCTATTATAGGGTTGATTTGAGGTTTTGTCAATGTTTATTTTCATTATTTTGAAGAAAGTTCTTGACAAAAGTCTATTTCAACCCTATAATGGATATTAAGACCCCCCGGGTTCTATAGCCATTATATCCATGTCCATCTTGTGTATCTGTATCCCGGCTTTGAAGGGCTTTGAAGCTGCAGAGCTATCTGGTATACAACCAATCTCTTCCCAAAATGTATAAGATTGTATATATATAGTGGGTACCCCCCATGGCCACCTGCCCGCCCCCCCTCGCACGAAAGACTTTAAAAGTCTTAATAGCCTCCCAAATCTATCTCCTCCTGCGCATGTTACAAGACTTTTAAAGTCTTCAAAGCCTTCAAAGCCACAGCTCTAGTTTACTAACTAGGGAGACTTTGAAGATGTCTTAGAATCTTTAGATTCTTCAAAAACTCTTCCAAGACTTTCAAGCACTTAGCAGATTTTATAATATTTATATTATATCCCTTCCTAGTTTTATCACGCACAGTGATACCATCACCGCACACACACCTTGACTGTTGATTTGTACAGCACTGTATAAACCACTGTATAGAGCTGTTCCTCGCTTTTTTCGTGCCTGTTAACACGTGCATAATGCGCTCAGGATTAATTGCGCACTAAAAGTTGTTGACATCGAAATCGCTTTTCTGTAGCTTGGAAAACGTCAAAACGACAAGGCCACTTTCGGCTCAACACAACACAAACATAAGGTGACATAACATGAATACATTTGCAAACATCGACCAGAACAAACTAGCCACTGCAAAGCAAGTCTACGGAGTAGCTTGTCATTTCGCTAATATCCATGCTGCATCTCCTTCGGAGCGCTATGGTCTTACCAAGGTCTTCAACGCTATCCTGAATAAATTCTATGGCGACCAAGATGCTCATATGACTCACGGCGAAGTCACAGACTTCAGAGAGCACCAAGTTGTTCCGGCTCAGTTCCTAGAACTGGTGCAGAAGCCAAAGAAAAAGCCAAAGGCTGCCAAGAAAGTTAAGGCGAAGGTTGAACCAAAGGTTGAGGTTATCAAAGAAGTTAAGCCGAAGGCTACTACTGCTAAAAAATCTACACCGGCTGTCAATAGCGTAGCTAAGAAGATGGATGCTAGGATCACTGCACTTGAGACTAAAGTCTCTGACGTTGACAACAAGCTCGATGCAATCCTAGCAATCCTGAGCAAATAAAATAGAATTATCAACGGCCAAGGATGGCTATATAAAATTTATAAGGTGAACATGATGGAAAAGCTAATTGCTAAGTTTGAACTGAATCCCACGGTAGATAACGCTAATAGAATATATAAGCACGAAAGAAAGCATCCAATGAGTGTCTGTTTTTTAAACAGCGAACAAGTTAAATTACTTAATAAAGCTATGGAGATAAGAGCATGAAAGACTTTATAATCGAAATGACTTGTTTCAGTTTTTTAATAGGTGCCGCGTATATTCTAAGTATATTTATATATGTACTTCAGGGAGGTGTTTAGCATGGATTACTATGAGTCAGCCAAAGGCTTAGTCATAAGCAAAAAAAGAGCTATAATCGAAGTCAGAAACCACGGTTCATCTGTCCCTGAGTTCTTAAAAGACTTAGGAGACCGCGAAAGCTACAAAGCCACCGAAGTATTACAGTGGTTAGGGTATTAAAACCCTTTAAAGTACTTTAAAACTAAAAAAAACTAGGTGAATATACTATGAAATTATCTGAAGTGAATGTTAAAAACATTAAAGAGTTTAAAGATTTGTATCTTTGGGTATGTTCAATGCCGATAGACGGCAAAGACCGTAGAATTTTAATGGATTTGATAGACGTGAGCTGCAAATTAAACCAAAACTTATTGCTTCAACAAGGCCGAGTTCCCTAGATTTTATCACACCTGAGCATGATGCACTCTTTCACAACCGCATTATGCTCAGGGAAAGGGGTTGACAGCCAGCAACACAAAATGCCACTATTGAAAACGTCAAAACGACAGCAACCAAATTACAGGTGACAATTATGTACAATATACACGGTGTTCAGGTACAAAACTATGCTCAACAATCAGCCGATAACATGGCCGATGTAACTTTAATGACAGTTTTAAGCATCCGACAGCCTTGGCTAAATATCGGAGCACAATTAAAAGATGTTCGCACCAATAAATCTAGTGCCAAGTCACTTTGGGGCGGTAAGAAAAAGACTTACCAGTACTTGCAAGCCAATAAACATATGATGTATGGCCAAATGATGGCAGTAATCAACAGTAGCAAGACAGATGCTAGTAAATCTATGAGTCTCATGAAGATATTTT